GGCACGGCTGACCTGGAGCTCGAGGATCTCGGCCTCGGTCAGGTTGAAGTAGAAGTTCTCGGTGCACGAGACGTTGTCGCAGTCCTTGTAGGTGACGGTCTTCTTGAGCATGTGAGGTCCTTTGTTTTGAAGTGGGCGAAAAGAAAAGGAACCCTACGCTTTTTAGGGCATAGGGTTCCTCGACAACCTGCGGGGGCAGATGGATCTGGGAGGTCAGTCCTCCGTCGAGTCCGTTTCCGACTCGAGGACGAGCATCGCTCCCTCGACCTGAGCGTGGTTCCGCAGGGCGGACAGGGCGACGACGCTGAGGGCGCCGGCGACTGCCGCTCCGAGGTACTTCACGGGGCGAGAGGTGATGATCGACCGGAGACGGCTGGGGGTCTCGACGATGATGACGGGTTCCTGCTGGTCCATGGTGGGTCCTTTCGTAGGGGATGTCATTATGAGCCGTGTGTTTCTTGCGAGGACTACGAGCAGTCACTCACGCATGCATCGGAGAGTTCAGTGAAACGCCTTGTAGTAGTTCGCTTCCGGAGCGCGAATATACCCCAGCGAGAGACAGGGTTTGCCGTCCTTAGCCAGCGTCGTGGTGATGTGGAGCTCGAGCAGGTGGTCAGACGACCAGCCAAGTTCCTCGCCGATCGTGGTTCCATCGAGACCGAGGAGATCCCAGAACTCGTTCAGGGACGCGTACCCATCGTCGAGGATCTGCTTGTTGAGGTCGTTCCTGGCCCCGTGAAGCTTCTCCATGCTGGTCGTGAAGTACCGACCAGATATGGCGTCATAGCAGACGACGTCCTGGGTGTCCGTGATGACGATCTCGGTGGTTGTCGGCGGGTTCCGAGTGACTTGGTCCTGGGCGACAGCGTCCCGGACCTTCTCCTCCTTCTTCTTGCCGATGGTCTCAGTGACCTTGTCCTTGTACTCCGAGAACGCCTTCTCAGAGAGCGAATATGCGCCAGCGAGTGCTGCTGCGCGTCGTCCGCCGATGTGGTTCGCGCCGATGGTGCACGCGACCGTAAGGACACCCATCCCGACTGCGGGCATGAAGAGTGGCCATACAATCCTGACCTTCTCCTTGACGGTGAGTTCCGCGGGCCCACTGATGGGGTGCCCATGACGGATCTCCTCGCGGGATATGGCACGAGATGCCTTGGCGCCAGCGTTGGCCGCAAAGAGTCCCGTGGTGATCGTCCCTGCGACTGCGACAGCGGTGAGGATTGCCGGCGCGTTGTGCTTGACCACGAGTTGCGTGGCCTTGATGATGCTACCGATCTGCATCGATCCTCCTTTCAAGAGGCTCAGAAAAAAGATGAGAACAGGTAACTGGCCCAACTAAAGTCAGTTCGTTAAGCGTCTGTTTTTTCCGTGGCGCCACACTGGGCAGGGTTCGGACCTGCGCATTCGTGTCTCAGTACCCTTGCGGGTCTATTCTCATTATGACCCGTGTGTTTACTGCGAGGGCGCGCCAGCCTTCTGGTCGAGAGCAACCAGCGCCTTGTAGAGCACCGGCCACTTCTTCTGGAGTTCCCTCTTCTGCTGAGCGTGGTAGTTCGGGTTGATGCCGGCAAACCGCCACGCGTCCAAGACATGCTGGATGGCGTTGAGCAAGGCAATCTCAGCCTCAGTGTCGTCCATGGTACTACCTTTCGGGTTGGGTCGTGCAGAAAAGAAAGGAGACCTTGTTAGGGGTCTCCAGTCTGTCTAGCCCTTGCGGATCTCGCGGACGAACACCCAGATGAGCCAGAGGCCTCCGGTGATGACCGTGAGAACACAGTCAACCAGGAAGCGGAAGAGGCCGTATTTTTGGTTGTTCATGAGATTTCCTTTCGGAGTAGGGTCATGTCATTAAGACCCATGTGTTTCGTGCGAAGAAAAACGAAAGGCTACCTTTTTAGGGGTAGCCAGACGTTCTAGTCCTCCGGGTTCAGAGGGACGACGGTGAGGTCGGGTCCGTGCTTCCGGAGCTTACGCGCCGCGATCTTGTCCTTGACGGAGCTCACCACACCGACAGCGCCGAGGCCGACGACGAACAAGACGGGGACCGCGAGTGCGGCACCGATCTGGATCGCGGCGGACGTGAGCTGCTGCTTGGTGGTGGGGGAGTCTTGGAGCAAGACAACGGTGACGGGCTCCTGAGGCTGGTTCTCGGTCACGGTAGTGTCCTTTCAAAGCGTAGGGGATGTCATTATGAGCCATGTGATTCTTGCGGACAAAAAATGAAGACCCCAGCGTTCAGGAACTAGAGGCGATCTTGATGGTGAATCGATCAAGCGTAGTCCAAAACATTCTGGGGCTCTCCATTTGAAGATGGATTCTTACAATCGGCGACAAGGGTGTCACGGACGGTTTACGTTCCATTCTTCATTAAGACCCATGTAATTCTTGCGAGCAAAAAGTGAAGAGCCGTATCTTTGCAATCGGATGCAGTATCAGCCACTCTCAGGAGTTGGGCGGGTACAAGATATGGGTCTTCATTAAGCGCCATGTAAATCCTGCGACAAAAAGAGAAGACCCCAGGAACTTCGGCGGTCGGGACAGTTAAGCCTGCCGATCGCTTACCCATTCCTGGGGCCTTCAGATTTGATCGCCCTAACGGCGGGATCGATAGATCCACTTGGCCGCCCACGCGATGATGAGCACGGGGAGCAGCATGAGCGCCACAAGGATGGTGACGGACAGGCCGGCCTTGGCTGCATCGGATGGGCGAATGTTGTTTGTCATTTCGGTTCCGTTCTGTTGAGGGGGTGTCATTATGACCCATGTATCCCTCGCGAAAAGAAAGAGCCCTTGTTGGGGGCTCAGTCTCAGGAGACGGACACGATCTTGTAGGTGTAGTACACACCGAGGAGGTGCCTCGTGATCTCGATCTTGATGTCGCCGTTGGGCGCGAACCGCAGCAACTCCTTGATGGATGGCCGGTGCTTGTAGTAGCGCTGGTAGTCCTCGTGGGAGTGGAAGTGGTGTACGCCGGGGGCGAACTTCAAGACCTTGAGCGAAGTGGTCTTCGACATGGTATTCCTTTGTTAGAGGGGGTGGTCTCATTAAAGCCCATGTAGTTCTCGCGAGTTGTTTTGTTCCACGGATTTGACCCCCTCGGGAAAATTTTACAACCCATGTAGAACGTAGAGGCCATGTGGGTTTTTAGGTCCACACATGGCCTCTACGTTCTGAGGGTCTTGCTGGTTAGCGCGGGTTCTTCGGCTTGGGCGAGAAGCCCAGCGACTTGGTCGTGATGATTCCACGGCCCACACCCTCGAACAGGAGGATGAGGACGACGGAACCGACAGACGCGGCAGCGGCGATCAGGCCGTCTTTGCTCACGCGATTGCGGGGCTCCTGGGAGTCCTTCATCTTGTAGAGCTTGACGAGCTGGTCGACCGTTTTCGTGTACTCATCGGAGCCGTCGGTCGCACCTTTGAGGAAGGCGTGGGCGTCGTGGATGGCATCGTCGAGGTCGTCAGGGACTGGCTTCTTGCGTTTGAACATGGGCTCTCCTTTCAAGAGGGTCTCACTATGACCCATGTATCTCCCGCGTCAGAGGGGAGGCACGACCTTGAGGCAGATCTCCGGCTTCTGGATCAACAAGGAGAGAGGGCCGTTGAAGACGAGACTGGGGGGCACCTCCGGGTTACCGGAAGTCAGGACCTCCCCGTCGTACTTGGCGTCGCTCTTGTTGTAGGCAGAAGTTGAGATGCTCAGAAGGGCACCGAGGAAGACGTCAATCACTGTGATGGTGCCAATCACCTGCTCACCCGCGGGAAGGCCCCAGATCGTCGACAAGGCGAAGTAGAGCGTCCCTAGAGCAGGAAGAAGGATCTGCGCGATCCATTTCAGAACGTCGTACAGACTGCGGTTGATCATGCTACCTCCTTGCAGATATGGTTCAACCCTTGGACATCGACTCAAATATCCACGCCACGAACGAGATCAGGCCTATCGAACCTCCTACGATGCCGACAATCATGCTGACTAAACCACGCGTGTCCGTGTGCACGGCGTGTTGCGCGCCCTGTTGTTCTTTGACGGTCATCCCCGAGGCGATGATGGTGTTGACCTGCAACTTCAGGTCGTCCACGGACTTGGCCAATGACCGAGTCTCGCTGATCGACAAATCACGGTTTGTCTTGATTGTCTCAGCTGTCGCGTTCTCCGATTTGGTGATCGCCAGACCATTTGACTTGTCTTGGGCGACTGCCTGCTTTTCCTGGGCCTGGAAGGCCGCAGTCACTGCCAATTCGGAGTTCCGGGTCTCGCGCTCCTGTCGGGTGTCACGCTCTTTGAATTGCGTGGAGACTGAAGCGAACTTCTCTGAGATCAACTCGCGAAGGTGGCCTTCTCTCCGAGTTATCTCGTCGCGGACGGCCTCAGTTTCCCGAAGAACCATCGCCATCGTCAACGCGGTCGGGTCTGCCAGCGGTGTTTCCGTCGCCGGTGCTCGTCGTTTGCTCACTCACTGCCTCCACACGTTGTTGATGTTGATGACCCGAATGGCTTGCTTCCATACGCCCCCAACGTTGACGTACGGGATGGCGTTTTTCCACACACCACCGACGTTGACGTAGACACCGGGCAACGTCTTGGCTGTTGACCGTGCAGACCATCCGCCAGTACCTCGAGCATTTACACCTCGAGACCAGAAATAGTAATCAGTTCCAGGCAGTAGGCCGTTGACAGTGAGCGTCCCGTTGGACGTTACTACCGTTTGCGGAGCGGTCGGACTGGTGCCGTAGCCGAGTTCCCAACGAGTGATTGTTGCACCACCATCACTACGACCATAGAACTGCGTGGCCATGCTGTTTTGTGTGATGGCAGTGAGGGTAACCGCACTTGTCGGATCTGGCACCGTGGCTAGGGTGTAGAAGCTCTGCATGGGATACCACGCAGAGTAGATCCCAGCAGTGCTGAGAACTCGAGCTGTGTAGCAGTACCAGTGGGCTCGTTGAAGATTCGTAGCAGTGAAGGTTCCACCGGATGCCTCCGCTACAACGTTTCCGCCCTCGTATGGCCACGCGTTGTTCGTGAGGATGTAGGCGAAGTAGTTGGATATGCCCGCACCGCCGCCGTCCGTAGAGGCTCCAACGACAATGCGAGCACTAGTAGCCGTGATGAAGTCTACGGATGTTGGAGGCGCACTCGGGTTGGTGTACTGCCGTCCGGGCATTGGGTAGTCGACAGTTACAGTGGACGTCCCACCACCAGGCAACCCAGAGGCAGACATTGTGATGTGCGCCGAGCTACCGCCGTAGACTATAGTGCACTCGAAGTCTCGCTGGGCGATGAGGTAGTTACCCGCTCCGCTGAACGAGTGGTTATCTGCAGACCAGGATCCCGCCGGGTCGGAGCCGTTAATCGCGTTCATCGAGTCTGTCACGGTGTTCTCAAAGACTATCCGATATGAGATACGCAGTGGCGTTGTCGAGATTTGTTTTGCGCCATCGTCGGTAACGAACAACTGGGCGTACCAATGACCGCCGGCGCCGTAGGAAATTCTGTTACCGTTGTACCACCCAGACATCAGGGCAGCGTCTTGAAGTAGATGTCCCCCGGAGACCCGCCACTTGGGTCAGCAGTGCCCGAACTGATCCCCGCAGAGGTCCTGAATGCGGCCTTTGAGATTGGGAACAGCCCCTTGGTCTGTGCGATGTAGTCACGTGTACGGTTGATCTCCTGCGCACCGTAACGGACTTTTGCCAACTCCTGGCCCGTGTCTGGAACGAGCGGGAATCCTGCTGCCGTTGCGTCGTCTCCCACAGCCATGGTAAAACCTCCTGCTCGTGTTACACGTCGGCCCAATCCCCAAGAGCGTCGTTCCAGTACCCCAGAGTATCCCAGGAAAGCCAGGATCCAGGTGTAATGAGAAGTTCGCTCACGAGCGTTGGGTAGGATTTCTCGCCTGATGCATCGGACGTTCGGATCTGCTCGTCGACTCGCATGTTGGTCGCGAGACCGTCTGAGCTGCGTACCTCTACGAGGTCGCCTAGGTCGTAGTCTCCATTTGGCCCATACGAATATGAACCAAACTGTGGGACCTCGCCATCAAAGGCGATAACTACCTGGTTCTCAGCAAGCTTTTCCTTACCTCGCTGTATGAGAGCCGCTGTTAACGGGGCTCCCGCAACAAGATCAATGTCATCTGCGTTTACGTACATGACTCGCCGGTTGAACCCAACAGCACTCGCTGCGTCCCACCCAATTCCATAGGCAATCGCCGAGCCGTTCTTAGACATCACGTACGCCACGGTCTTCTGCAGCGCAACTGAGGTGAGTTCTGAGGTGTCTGACAGATTGTCCAGTTCAGGAGAGAACACCACAGCCGGGCGAACTGACTGCAGAGTGGTATGATCGTCCCCGGTGTACACGTCGAAGTAGAGCTGAGAAGCATCCGCATTTCGGACCAAACGAAAGCCCATCTTGTACAAGTCGCACAACTTCACGAGCACGTTATACACCGAGTCGATGTCCAGCGAAATCGTGATTTCTTCAGACGGCTCTGCGATCGTTCCAGCAGTAAATATGGTTCCCGCCGTGTAGAACGGGACTCCATCGCTTGCGTTGTTGATCTTCGTAATGCAAATATCAGTGAAGACCTTTCGCGCAATTGCTGCTGGGAGTCCCGTGATGTCCCACTTGGGTGTTGCTGTGAGACTCACTAGACCAGGTGTGGCAACACGATCGCCGAGAACTACTGCCTCGACGCCTCTTCCAGAAACCTTCAACACCCGGGTCCCATCGGAGTTGAGCGTATCTACGACTGTGTCGATCTGACATACCCGGTCAGTGTTATCAACCGTGCAAAACGTGCCAGGGACTATCGCCGATCTGGAGTTTCTATCAGAGGCAATCTCCAACTGGAAGTCGCCGGCAAGTCTGAACCGCTCAGTCCAGACGAGAGACTCATACATGTCAAATATGGCGATCCTCCGAAGCTGGTTGTCCAGCGTAAAGAACTCCATCACAGCCCTCCATACTTAGCGAGGTACTCGACCGTGTACGGAACTGCTGCACCAGCCGCAGCGACACGGATATGGTTCGTTCCTGGGAAGAAGTTCACCCAGGTAGAGACTGGAGACACACCGTAGAGCACGGAGGATATGGCGCTCGCATGGGTAAGCCAAGCGCCCTTTGCCCCGTTGAGCGTGTCGATCTCCAACACGTCGCCAGAGACAAGGTCTCCGACGTACTCGAGCGAGTAGATAACCCCGCTTGCCGTTCGGTTGTAGATCGTGAATGTTGTGAGAGCACGATTGGCCAGCAGCCTGAACTTGAAACCAACGGGAGACGACCCGGCGTAGGGCACCGATCGCTCGGTGGTCGTAGAGACCGTGTTGTCCTCCACGACCACCGAGTTCGGTGCGCTGAAATCTGGGTCGAACGCAATCAAGGATATGGCGACCTGAGGATCCTTGGCGAAGAGCGGGGCCTCGCAAGACTCCACCTCGGCCTGAACCTGAACGAAGAGGACGCCGTCCATGTAGAACTTCAGCAGAACTGCAGACTTCGGCATCAGGTACTGGTACAGATAGTTCCTGAGGGCCCGAATGTCAGTCGTCGCGTAGTCGGGGGCGAACCCTACCGTGAGCACAATGTTGCGGTCCTCTCGAGAGCTGCTCTGGCGCTTTGTGCCGTCGATCTGAGCAAACTTCGAGCGAACGATCGTGCTCTTGACAGGATCCAGCCCCGTGATGTCCTGCACCACAAAGCCGGCGCTGGTATCGTCGAGAGGAAGCGACAGGGTCGTGCCCTGCAAGGTAACAACTTCGACCTTAGTGAGCATTTGCCCGTAACCTCTCTGCTTGGACTGACAACTGGTTCTTGGTTTGACGGTAGACCTCAGCCGGAGAGATTTCCTTCGGCGAGGTGTTGTACTGGTTGTACGTGATGGCGCTCTCAGGAGCTTCAGTCGCCACAGATATGGCTTCCTGTGCTGCCTGAGTGGATGTAGAAATGTCCCGGGCGCTGTTTGATGAGGTTACCCCCATGATTGGTTGAGCGGCCAGCAGACTGTTCATCTGCTTTGCGCCAGCCTGGACGTCCGTGAGGTCCAGCACGGGCTTGATGACCGGGTTGAGATTGACACCCAAAGCGAGGTCGGAGGCGTTTGACATCCCCTTATTCAATCCCTGGACTGCCTGGTTCCCAGTCCTCGTGGCCGCGTTGTAGACGGCCATGCCCATGTCATCGATGCCCAGTACAACACCCTCACCGACGCCAAGAGCAATCTTCCTCGTGACCTTCGATGGGGAGTTGATGTGCAAGATGCTCTTGATGGCGTCAGGGATGCCAGCGACAAGCCTGCCGGCAGCGCCAACGACACTGCCCACACCTGCTCTGAGGCCAGACGTGATTCCGTCAACAATTGCGCCAGCGAGGTTGCTACCTGCGGTGTTCATCGCTCCCGAATTCGAGCGAATGGACGAGGCCAAACTGTTGACGAACTTGACGACTGTACTCATGGCCGCTTCTGCGATTCGCCCAGCGGCGTTGCCAATGCCTGTGACGAAGGTGATGATGAGATCGGTACCCGCAGAAATGATCCGCCCCATGTTGGCGTTGAGGCCGTTGAGGAAGTTAACCACGAGGTTGGTTCCCGCGGTAATGATCCTGCCGATGTTGTTACTGATGCCGTTTAGGACTCCAGTGACAATCTTAAGACCCGCGTCCACGAAGAACGGAATCAGAACGACGATAGCGTTGACCAACGCCTTGATGAGCACGATCATGGTGTCGATGATGGGCTGGGTTAGCGTTACGATGGCCTCGAGCAACTTCAGGATGAGAACCACACACGCGTCGATGAACGGAGGAACCGCTGCGACAATCGCAGCAATCAGCGACAGAAGCAACGTAGTTAGCGCTGCGACAATCGCCGGACCACCTTCAGATATAACGACAGCGAAGGCCAGAATTGCGAGCCCAAGCTGTTGTGCTGCCAGTGGAAGAATCTGCAGAATCGCCATCATGGCTGCAGTAAAGCCAGCCGCTCCAGCAAGTCCAGCAGCGCCGAGCATGGTGAAAGCTAGCGCGAATAACATCGCTCCAGCACCTGCAAGGAATAACGCGCCACCCAGAAGCGCAAGGGCAAGGCCCAAAGCAATCATGATTGGAATGATAGGCGTCAACGCTACTGCCGCGACGGCCATGATAACTATCATCGCAACGAGTGTGAGAAGCGCCTTCACGATGGTGCCAATGTCAATGCTCGCAAACATCTGCAGAGCCTTTGCGAGAAGCATGAGTCCTACTGAAACCACCACGAGAGCAAGCGCCCCCGACATCGCGTTCTGCATGAACATCATGCCAACGCCAAGGACGAGTAGAGACACGCCGATGTAAGCCATTGCCTCTGCAACCGTTTGCACATCCAATGCTGCAAACGTCTTAATTACCACGGCAAGGAGCAGGAGCGCGACGGACAAGACCGCTATGGCTGCTGCATTCTTGAGCATGCTCTCCTCGGGCATAACCTTCATGGCTAGACCCAGAACAACAAGCGAGGCTGCAATATAAGCCAGTCCTTCGGCGACCGTCCCAATATCCATGGCCGAGAAAGCCAGAATTGCCACTGCGAATAGCTGCATTGCAATTGCGATGACCACAAGAGCTGCTGCGTTCTTTAGCATACTCTCAACAGGCATTTGGTCCATTTCTGAAGTCAGGATCTTGAGAACAATTCCCAACGTCAGAACACCCTTGGCGAGTTCCTCCCAGGACATGGCTGCAAATATCTTGAGTGCTGCCGAGAGAAGCAGGACTGCGACAGCGACTAACGTGAGAGTTACACCAAGCGCAAGGATCTTCGCCGTCTCGACGGGCTGTACTGACGACGCGAAACTCTCCATCGACAGCATCAGCATCTTGAGCAACAGCGCGATTGCAACTGTCGCCGCAGTAAGGTCGCCCACCTTGATCGTGGACAAGACCCAGATAGAGGCCGCAAGAAGGGCGATGGCAATGCCGATCTTCATCAAGGTACCAGCCTTGACATTATCTTGCATTGCCACGAGGTTGGCATTCAGGGTCGCGAATATCGCCCCGATGTTGTCGAACGTCCTCGATGCCGATGTAAAGAGCGTCCGGAAACTGTCCATGAACTTCTTGATGGACAAATATGCAGCCATGAACAGCCCGGTGTTGATCAGAGCCAACATGTCCTGACCACTGAGGTCGCTGATGACCTTCTTGACCTGTCCACCGATCCAACTGAGGAACGAGTTGAACCCTGCAACCGCGGGTGCAAGCCAGGTGCTGACCGCTTTGAACGCATCTGCAATTCGCTGCCAGATGGTGACCACCTGTGTGCCGGTGTCACTGACGCCGCCCTTGAACGTGCTTACCAGACCTGTTGCGCTGGTAGTGACGTTGTCTGAAGCAGTCTTGACGCCAGTAAGCGCGTCTCGAATGCCGAACAGAACGCCAACAGCCTTGGAGTCCTCGTCGAACCCGAAGGTCTTAGAGGCTCCACCGAAGTCGCCCTTTGTGAGGATATCCGATACGCCCTTGATGCCCGCAGCGAAGTTGACCAAATATCCCGAGGCCTTCTGGAGGAGCGAGACCACCGTTCCCATCGGCCCCTGCATGTCGGTGCCCATGTTCTGGATCGACGCGGCAAGGCCCTTGAAATATGCAGCGAGTGCCTGCACCTTTGCGCTGATCAATGCGACCAGTGGAGCAAACGCCTGAACGCTGTTCTTGATCCCGTCGAAGAACCCTTGCGTGTCTCCCTTCACGAGCAGCTGAAAAGCCTGCGCGATCCGATTGACGAAGTCCACCATCGGAGCCAGAACGGCCGTCTGGTAACCCTGGAGCGCAGCGAAGAACTTCTGGACGTACTGGCCAGCGTTGATGAACTCGATGACCTTGGCGATCAGAGCCGCAAACCCTCCGACAAGCCCGAGGGTAGTACCGGTACCTATTCCGCCGATGACGGCGAAGAGGTTGACCAGATATCCGGCAAGCCCAGAGACTATGGACATGCCGAACTTGAAGACGCCGAACACGATCTCGAATATCGGGGCGAGGTTGACCAAGCCCGACGTGATCTTGACCAGGACGTCCGTAACAGTCTTGATGGCACCGGTGAAGCCCTTGAGTCCTTTGCCCCCATCGGCCGGGAAGATCTTGGCCCATGCCTGCGTGATAGGGGCGATGATGTTCGAGATCGACTTCCAGATGTTGTCGCCGATATCGATGAGGTCCTGGCGACCACCAAGATCGCTCCATCCCTGAAGCATGGCATTACGAGCAGCGCCCATCTTGCCAATGACCGCGCCAACCTTGTCGTTGATGCTGGTGAAGAGGCCTGTAGCCGACTCAAAGTCTCCGAGGACGATTTCAGCAGTCTGCGCCCATGTAGACCCAACGGCCTCACGCATGGTCCCGATCAACTGCGTGAAAGTACGGACCTTTGTTGCCGCATCCTGAGCGGTCTGCGCCGAGGATGTAAAACCGTCGATCTGAGCCTGCGACAAGCCAAGCGCAGCCATCGCGCCAGCGTCCATATCGCCAGCCATGATCTTCAGGTAGTTGGACATGACGTCGGCCTTCAGCCAGCCCTTTTCGAGCGAGCCGTTGAAGTCCTTGGCTACCGCATTGGCATCCGTGCCAGTCCCCTTGAAGGTGCCCATTGCTGTGGCGAGTTGAATGACGCCATCCTGCATGTTCTTGTTGCCCATGCCGACATTGGTCAACGATCGCCAGTCCATCAGCGTGACCTTGCCCGTCGACAGCGCTTGAGAAAGTTGATACGCAGCGCCAGCAGCGCCCTCTGCGGTTGTGCCTGACGCGGCAGCAGCGTTAGAGAACCCCTTGATCATGGACGTCGCATCCTTGATGCCGATTCCAGCGTTGGTGAACAGACCGACGTTCTTGGTCATGTCTCCGAAGTTGTAGATGGTCTTGTCTGAGTAGGTGTTCAGGTCGTCGAGCGCCGCGGTGACCTCGGGGAGTTTCGTTCCGTACCTGGCAGTATTCGCCAAGATGGTCTGAATTGATCCCATTTTGAGTTCATACTCGCCGAACCCAGCCATGATCGGATCAAGGGTCAGGGATTTGATCATCGACGCGCCCATTTGAACTGCTTTGGCGCCGATGTTGAGAAGCGCGCCAACAGCAACAACTTCCATCGCACTGAACCGAGTAGCAACTCCATCGGCGACCTTGCCCAGACCGCTCAGGTCAAGACCCTTAGCCGCCGTTGAAAGGTTGTCGATCCCCTTCTTCGCACCGTCGAAGTTCAAACTGGCCTTCAACTTGTCCAGGGTAGACATCGAGGTCTTGGCGCCGGCTTCGAACTGCGCGTTGTTGAACCTCATGCCGACAACGCGCTCATCGATGCTGCTCATGCTGAAGTCACCGCCTTCCAAACCTCGTCGGCTATCTTGTCAAAGACCGGGCGTAGTGCAGGATTGATGAAGTCTCGACCCTGGACGTATCCGCCAGTCCCGGTGCCATGCCCGTACTGCAGAAGAACTACGATCGGGAGACCGTCGACCACATGACTGTTGTACCAGGTAATAGACTCCTGGCCAGAGGCATGTTCGACCTTGTACGACCAGGACTGGGCGCTAAGACCGGTCTCCTTCGGTGTAGCCGACGAAAGTACACTGACACCTTGCTTGCCCGCCTGGTCAAGGGCAGCATAGATCTTCTTGCTCTTGATGGCCGCCAAAAATGAATCGGTCTTCCCCCAGGAGCCAGTGCTCTCGAATGTGATCACAATGACTCCTTTTGACTAGGCGGACTTGTACTTCACATACTGAGCGTGCAACACGCCGTCAGTGCCCTTGTACCACTCGTTGTGGGGGCCAATTACCACGTCAACTGTGGCTTCGGATGAGTTGAGAGCGCCGTCATTGACGACGTTTCCAAACTGCAAGGTCAAACCATCCTTGTGCGCGGGCGCAACAAACGTACGAGTGCTACCCACGTTTCCTGAACCAGAAAGACTGACTGTCGGAGTGCCTATCTGGCGCACTGTGCATGTTAGCGCGTCACTTTGAGGGTCAGTCCCACCCAACGTCAAGGTGACCGTCCCGCCCGGTTCTACGATGCCTCCCGGAGATGCGGTAATGGTCGCCGTTGGCGCGGTGTTCGCAGCGATCGGGGCCAGTACGGCCGACGTCGTGTCGTCCAGTTGCAGGTTATCGAGCTTCCAAGAAGCCCATGTCGGCGCGGTGTTGGTTTTTCCGACACGTACCCCGTACACGGTCGTCGTGCCCGCATTACAAGCCGTGTTATTGTACACCTCAGTTGGTGTAGTCGTGTCGACGGCCGAACCTGTGAACAATCGGACGTGGAGTTCCCCGTTGCTAGTGGTCGTGCCCTTGACAACGCCGACGGAAATCCGCCATGCGGTCCCGTCAAGAGGTATGTGGGCCGTGGACGTATATAGAGTTGCGCCTGCTGCGTCGTACAAGCGGACCGCGCCATTAACCTCGATAGCGATCCGGCACGCCTGTGTTGTCCCCGTACCCGTCTGCACCTCTATGAAGCGAATCTCAGCAGACGGGACGGTAGCAGCCCCGACCACCGCATCGAACGAACAGCTGTTTGAACTGAATCCGTACCAGTCGAGGGACGATGCCGACGACGTAACGGGAGCAGTCATCAGGTAAGACCTGGTGTTGCGCAAAGCCGTCGTTGTGATGTTCAGTGTTCCGGAGCCAGCTTGGGTAAACACCAACGCATTACCTGCAGCGCCGCCAGTGTCAGCCGTATCGGATGCCGTGGTAATTGAGTGCCCGTCGGCAAGGTCTGTACGCTCAGCGGTGTTCTGATAAAGCGTCATTAGTTAACAACTCCCTTAACTGTTACTGGGGGTAGACGGGGGCGCCGTTATCCTCAAAGACGTTACAATCAGCGCCAGGTGTCCACCCAGTGCAATTGCCCGTCGTACCAACCATGCCGAATGACGTAGCAACCTTGTTCGTAGCCGAGACGACGATCCTCCCCGATACTGTGCCACGGGAGACTCGGTTCCGCTTCATGGACAAACCGTTGACATCTGCGGCTGATATGTTAAGGAACGCGCCCATGACAGACTCGTACTTGTCCAGCCAGTTGTCTTCGGCAACCGCGTACCCGTAACCACCAGCAACGTTGTTCGTCAGGAGCAAACACGACGTGTACCCACCGAAAAGGGAACATCCGGTAATCGACAAGGACACATTTCCCTCACACTGGCAGGCGTCCGAGTGCGACCCGTCCGTGTGTGACGTATCCGGTGGGTTCGCATAGTGAGGCCCGCATTCGAGTACGCAATCCTCGTAGATAGCGTAATCAGATGGCGACGCCCCATAGGGCATGGTCGCGTCGATGAAACCATGGACGTGGGAACGTTTCAGTGTGAAGTTACGTCCCCGGACCCCAGTGGTCTGGTTGTACGTCTCTGCGCCTGCTTGAACGCCAATATCGGCGAAGGTAATGGCCGCCGACCCAGAGACAACATATAGACCGTTTCGTGCAGTCGTGGTGTACGGGGTCCGGACAACAAGGTCGTCGATAGTGACGCCCGCAGCATGGACCTCCAAGTGCCCATTGACCCACAGGTGGTCGTAGTGCGCGTTGGCCGACGTGATATCCATGTCACTGTTGACTACGGTGAAGTCCGCGGGGTCAAGTCCTACACGAGGGCCAACGTTACGAGAACCCCCCGTCGCAAGGGGTTTTGTGACCCGGTGCTGGAAACCGTCTTCGACGTTATCTGCACGTCCATGCCGAATCAGCGTCGTTGCATTGCCCCGGTACCAAACGTCTTCGCGAAGCGTGGTCATCTCTGGAACCAGTTGTCCATAGTGACCACCATGACTGCCACCGGATCGGCAGAACAGAAGAAGTTGAAGCAAAGATCTTCCCGCGAGGACGGCCGAGATGTGGCGCTGTACCAAGCAAACATACTACCTGGTGCAGCGCTCGCGTAATCAAGAGGACTTGCAACTGCGCCAACGTCTGCCGCGTCGAGCGTTATCGACGACGACAACGCGTGCCCGTTGATCGTACAAGTGTTTTGAACAGCGTTGACAACACGGGCATCGTTGCCTTGGACAACCGTGGCCAAAGTTGTGCCAAACGGTACTACCGAGGCAGCGATCAATTCTTCAATACGCTCAGTTGTCAAACTTTCAATTCTAGCCACGGTCTACTCCTTACTGAATAGTGAACGAACCATCGCCGTTATCTATGACGTTCGGATCATCAACCGCAAAGGTATCTTGATCCATAAGGTCAACCGCGGTTCCTTCAGCAGTGAACGAACCGTCACCGTCAACGACAACGTCCAGAGCAACGAAACTAATTAATGTGTCAAGAATGGCGAACGAACCATCGCCGTTGTCTACAACGCTTGGGTGATCGATTGCGAAGTAACCTGGCGACAGCAAAGTAACCGTAGTTCCTTCAGCAATGTACGAACCGTCGCCGACAACGACAATGTTCAGAGCAACAAGCCCGGCAAACATTTCAAGAAGTTCAGCAGGTGTTGGAAGTCTTGCCGTCGATTCTGCGGATCCATACAAGATGTTCTCGATGTCAGACAAACGCGTACTGTCTGCCATTCTTGTATCGATCATGAAATGCGCAGTTGGCCGGAATCCGTAAATCGTTGGCGGCGTTGTTGTGATCCCCCAACTAAATATGGACGGTTCCACAGAGTCATTGAACGACTTGTGTGTTCGATCGGTTGGCTTGGCCAGGGCGTTGTAAATCAAATGAATCTTGTATCCCTGGTTCGAGTCATCAAGATCGTTCCCAATCTGTGACCGATAGGCCAAACCAAAACTTCGTCGAGGTTGATGGCCCAAGAAGAGCCCGTTCGAGATCGAAATTGTTCCATCGCAAAGACCAAACTCTAATGGACACGAGTACGCCTCGAGTGTGGCCTCGAATTCTTCTGTTGACGCTGTGTTCGAGTACTTGACCCCGTCGACGTAGAAGCCAGTCGGTTCTCCCCCTGAAGCTACTTCTTGCACCGAGACGAGACCGTTCCAAGGAACCCCAGGGCCAACAGAGGGGTAAAGAACACCACGGTCTAGACCAGACTCGTAGAAACGTTCGCCGGGAGCACCCCAGATCACTCTTGCCATGCTGGCGTTCCTCCTCTCGGTTAACCTGCAGACTTGTACATTGCCTTACGTTCTTCGTTCAGTTGAGTACGACGTTGCGCTTCTCCGTGCCGAGCAGTCCCCTTCTTAGGGGAATTCTTAAGGCTACACACTTTGATCAGCGTGAACAATCGCTCAAGATGCCATGTCTCACACTCGAACGGAATGGTCAACGTGACCATCCAGTAGTAGATGAGTTCCGCGGTGATGATCTCGCGTGAAGGCGCGCTCGAAGTCGCCTCACGGAACCAAGTAGCAGTCATCTTGGCGTTGATGTACGTGTTGATTGTTTCGAGGTTGTCCTTAGAAAGCCTGGCAAAAACCTCCGGAGGAATGTTGGGGGTCAAGCACATGCATTGGATGTATGCAAGGACCTCCTCCGTTGTTTTATCGCCCTTGCCAAGGAACGGCTTCTCCCAGATTGACTCCCATTTTGATAGCGAGACCAGGGAGTGCTCTAGTTCCAACTGTGCTTCCCCCACAGTGACAAACTCCTCCGACGTGTCGTCGTAGAATTCGCTTCCTGGAACGTTGATGATGAGCACTCCCTGGCCTCCCTATCGGTGTCGGTCTTGGATCAGGCGGTACGAACGTACGTCCAGTCGTCGTCCGATTGCGGCGAGAAGACAAACGTCCCGTTGGTCGGAGTGGCCTTGATGGTGAGGAAGGCGCCGGAAATACCCGCGATGGTCGTGGTTCCGGTGACGATCGCGTTGGTGTCGGAACGACGGTACGTGACACCAGAGACGGTCGGGATGGTGATGACCCCCGTGGTAGAGACGAAGGTCGGGGCCGTGGTGGTCACGACGGTCGGTGCGCCACCCGAGAGCAACGAGATGACCTCGTCCGGAAGCGGAAGACGCGGAGTCGTGCCCGCGGTACCATACAGAGCGTTCTCGAGCGCGGTGAGGCCCGCAGACGGGACCTTGCTCGAGTCGATCACGAGGATCGCCGACGGCTTGAGGTCCGTGACTGGGACCGGAATGGTGGTGAAGGCCCAGCTGAAGGTCATGGCCTCAGGCGAGTCATTGATCGATGCGAACGCCTTCTCCGACGGGGCGGCAGTTGCGCCGTAGACCAGGTGGAGCTTGTAGGCGTAGTCCGTGCCCAGGGTGTCGTTGCCAAGACGCGTGCGGTACGCCAGACCAAAGGACCTTCTCGCCTGTTGACCAACGGAGATACCCGCTGACGGGAACGCTGTTCCGTCGCACAGAGCGAACTGCGATGGGTACATCAGCGCCTCGATGGTGCCGCCGAAGTCCTCGGCCGAGATAAGGTTCAGGTACTTCATGTTGTCCGCGTACTGCGCGGTGGCCTCGGCGCCAGAGGGCGACTCGGTGACGGTCGTGAGGCCGTTCCATGCGTAGCCGACGTCGTAGACGCCTGCCGTGGGGATGTAGAGGACGCCCTTGTCAACACCGGTCTCGTAGAGACGCTCGCTGACCTGGTCCCAGAGAAGGAGAGTCATGAGGTAAATCCTTTCAGAAGTAGAGCGAGTAGATGTCGTGATTGAGCTGTTCCGCTGCGAAGAACCTCGAGAAAAGGCACTTCGGCAACGCTGCGACCTTGCCCGGAATATCGCTATCGGGATCCCGATCGATTACCGTGACTTGGTAGCGTTTGTCGTGGCTGTACACCCCGTTGTCTGCGAATTTAGTGTCTGCGTAATCGCGTTGGTACACGATACACGGATAGACCATCGAGAGACCTTCGGGAGGCTGGAAATAGACGTGCTCTGTCAGATCAATCAGGATCTGGTGGAGCAGGAGCCGTCGGCCCATTGTAAACACCCCCCAGTCTCAAGATGAGGCGGGGACTCTGCACTTCGACAGACTGAACTGTCCACAGAGTCCCCGCCCACCTGATGTACCGCATGGCAAAGAAGTGTTCCCTGGCGTAGGCATCAGCCACGATGGAAATAGAGTTCCCCACAGAGATGTCCGGGTTGACCGTCGCATCTTCCTGGAGAAGCCGGGCGTTCCGAATGACGTCACCATAGAGAGGGTACTCTACGATCGCATTCGTCCAAACACCCGGCGCGGACTCTACGGTTCCTGTGCTGTACCCGATCTCACCGAAGAACTTTGTCATGCGCTAGACCTCCGATTAGGCAGACGCGCGAGTGAACGTCCAGTCGTCGTTCGCGTTGTCGGCGAAGTAGTAGCCCGACGCCGGGACGGCGTGGACCAGCAACGTGGCGCCAGCGGCGATGGCCGCCTGAGCACCCGCGTTGAGTGTGGCGTCGGTGTCACCGTTCTGGTAGACGACACCGGTCTTGGTCGGGATCGTGGCGACACCAGTGGCCACGACGAAGGTCGGGACCGTCGGGGCAACCAGGACGTTGGCCGCAGCCGTTGCCTTGATCACGATGGCAGCCTTCCACTTCACCAGAGCACCGGAGACACGGGTCTCCATGAGGTACTTGTTCTGGTTGTAGTCGATGTCGAAGTCGTCGAAGAAGTTGATCTCCCCGCCCTTGTCGGCACCGATGTTGTAGTCCGTGAGGTTGACGATGATCCCGATGAGATCCGTCTCCTCCTCCATGACCTCGACGCAGACGATGTTCGAGACCATGAGTTCCGAGGCGAGCTCGCCAGCGGTCTTCCACAGCCGCCGACCCAGCGTGTCACGGGTCAGGAGGATCTTCGTGAGACGCGACAGCGTCGTGTAGAGCGTGGGCGAACCCGAGCCCTTGTAGTACGACATGGCGCCGATGATGCCGTCGACCAGCTCGACCTGCGTGGAGAGTGCGTCGTCGATGTTGAGGTTGACAGTGGTGACGAAGAGCTCGTGGTCGTGGAGGACGGAACGGATGCCCGCTCCCTCGTTCGCGCCGACCGGGTCCTTGATCTTGTCCTCGTCGCCGGCGTCTCGACCGTCACCGATGAGCACGGCTCGGGCGATCTCCTCGTCGAGCATGAGACGGATCTCGTACTTGAGCCAGGCCACGACGTCGAAGTCGGTGATGTCGACGATGTCGTCACGGTCCAACTTCTGCTTCTTGTAGATCGTGGTCGGAGTCGTGACGCGCTTGGAGACGGAGAAGAACTCCTCCTTCTTCAGGTGGCCCTTGATGTAACCCTTGGCGCGGGCCTCGTCGAACGTGATGTCGGCGAAGAGGGTCTTGATCCGCGAGAACGGCGTGTGCCGCGTGCCCGCGAGGACGCCGGCGACCCACTCGGTCCGGCGCTTGATGAACTCGGGGCGGTCGGCGATCGACTTCGCGTCCGGGAACAGGACCTCGAGGTTCTCGATGCCGTGCGCGAGCGCGTAGGCCTCGACGGTGTTCTTGAAGCTGCCCGAGGTCTTGGCGTCGGTCATGATCTGGCGGAGGTCGTCGTGGGAGAGGGTCGTCTTGGCGGGAGCCGCGCCACCGGTGGTGCCATTGTTCTCGAAGAGGTTGCGCGAGCCGGTCATGTCGGTGCCTTCCTGGTGCTCGATGTTCTTGGGGTCATTCTCGTCGACAGCGCTCTGTGCGGCGGCGGCGTCCTGCGGTGCTGCTTCCGAGGGAGCCGGCTTGTTGAGGGCCTCCTCAATCATGTAGTACACGACGTCCTTCTGGGTCTGGTCCAGGGAGTCAAAGACTTCCTGAGCCGTCGCCTCTGGGGCGGGTGCGGTTGTGGTTGCGTCGACGTGAACGACCTCTTCCACCACCGGCTTGTCCTCGTGTTCGAGGGTCGTGTCGGTGTAGATGACCGCTTCGCCTTCGACGACCTCGAAACCGTCATCGTCGTCGTGCCGAACGTACACGTTGTCGATCATCGCACCGGGGTTTGCACCCGCGATGACGAGACTGACTTCCTTGATGTCCCCGTGAGAAACGACCTTGCTCTTCTCGACGAGGTGATTGGCGAAGATGGAGAGCGCGTCGATGTCCTGGTGCTCGATCATCAACTTGGAGTTCTGGCCCTTGGGCGTACCGTTGAAGTACCCGTAGACGTAGACGCCCTTGGTACGGTACTCCAGCATGGCGTGACCGAGAATGTTCTCCGGGTCGTTGTGCTGGTGCTGCCAGACGAGCGGGACCTTCATCCCGTCCATGTGCTTGAAGGCTGCGGACGTGATCGTCCGACCGTCAGTACACAGCGTGTCGTGCACGGTGGCGTAGCCGCTGAAGTCTGCTACTTCAGGTGCCATTTTGATTGGTCACTTGTCCTTCCATGATCTGCTTGACTCTCGAGCCTGGCGAGGCCTCGATTGCCAATGGTTGGGGTGGTGCATCGAGTTGAGCCGGCGCTGAACCTGCCGGTAGTTCTGGTGCAGCAGGAACTGGCTCTGGAATGTTCTTGTTCCGGAGTTCGTCGGCCTTCGGATCCTTGGAAGGACGAATGCCTAGGATTCCGCGCATCTCATTCGACGAGACGATCTCGTTGCGGGTGAACTTGTCCGCAATGTCAGCGAGAGCGGCAATCGGTACGAGTTTGAACGGATCCCGAATGTACACGACCGACTGCTTCTGAGAACGAGCCGTCTTTGTGAGGAAGGTTCGCTTCATGGCTCCTGCGATAGCGCCCAGGATCGGTTCGATCGTGCGGTTGTAGTAGTTGAGCATGGTCGCCTCGTCAGCGGTGCCGGTCATGACATCAGCGGTGATCCCTAGCTGGCCGTAGAGCATCTCCGTCAGGTACTGGACCTGGCCAAGTAAGTTGTTCTCTGCCGGACGGTTCAACTGAGTGATCTTCTCGGTGGCATCGATGTAGCCGACACCGTACTTCGAATTCTTCATCTGATCTTCCAACGTGACCCGTCGTTGCTCGGCTTGCTGCTTCCGAGTCTCGGACTTCACCGCGTATGGCATCTGGATGATGATGTCAATCTTTCCGGAGCCTGACTGATCGTCGACTGAATCCAAGAGAGTCAGTTTTCTGATCAATCGCTGCAGAGTCGAGTTTGTTTCGTTCATCACCGAGTAAAGCGGGTTCAGGACGATGGCGACGAGACTCTTCGGAAGGGTAATGTCTTCCTTGAGCCCTGTGAGTTCGTTGTAGACACGCACGGTGACCTTGGTCGGGTACCAGGTGATGACCTCGCCGACGCGCACCGTTCGAATGTCGTACCCGCCAGTGTTCAGTGGGCTGATCGACGTGTCGATTGGGATCAGGGCGACGACGCCTTTGTCACACATCGTCATCACAACGTCCTGTATGAACGCTCGCGCGTCCTGGTCGACATTGGCCTCGACAGACAAACAGTTGTTCAGGCCGCTATCGATCGCCTCCTGGAAGTATCCGTTGTCGTCGAGACGCGCGTGGTACATGTTCACTGCGGCAACGTCGATGCCCATTCGCATGATCGTTACTCCAACGATGGAGCGGTCGTTCGTGAACAAGAAGCGCGATTGACCAGGTTGCGCCCCGTAACTACTCGCGCCGTAGTCGTAGTAACTGACGGTTTCATCGGAGACACTCGTGAATGCGTTCCACGCGTGCTTGAGTTGGTCACGAATACCCATAGCTCACCCCCTTTCGTCTAGTCATCATTCCATGTTCTCCTTGTTCGCCTTGTACGCAACCCACGCGTCAAGTAAGGCCGACACGTTATCGATCTTCGCGTCCTGCCTCAACTTCATGAGCTTACGGTTGCCGTTGGTGTCCTGCATCGTGATGGCGTTACCCATGGCGAAGGTCATCAAGTCCTCGTCGAATATGAGAAGGCGCTCGCCACTGAGGTGCTTCAATTCCCCAAGAGGAACCGACTCAGTCTTTGCGCCCTGAATGACTTTCTCAACGCCAAAGGGGCCGTTCTCCATCACCCAGCGCTCAACGAACTCCTTTGCGTTGTAGGGGTCGTAACCCATTGCTCGGACATCGTACTCCATCGCTTCGATATGCTGCTCGAGGTCTTCGTAAACCTCCATCATGTCCAGAACTGTGCACTCAAGAACGTGCAAACTTCCTTCTCGGATGAACTCCTCGTACTTCGCGCGCATGGCGCCCGGGAGTTTGTGCAGTGTGAGCGACGAAATGTAACTTCGAGTCTTGACACCGAACTCGAAACCACGCAACGGGAACAGGAACGTGAATGCGCAGAAGTCATCCCCCATGGAAAGGTCGGCGCCCATGGCGCAAACCATCCCTTTGAAGCGGTGGGGGTGCTTCGTGTGTGGGAGAGTCTCGTCGTATGTGAAGAAATACGTGAACCCTTCCATCGGAATCCCAAACCTCTTAGCGAGGATGTCGTTCCTAGCCGCCGGCGCATTCTCGGCGCGTTGCACGTCCATCTGGTAAGTCTCGTAGGTTACGGTCAGCCCAATGTTCGGCTGAGCCTTCACCCACATGGACGGATCTGCAACTTCCTCAAGTTCGTCCAACTTGTAGTGCCAGATCGAGTACTGTGGCGCGTAGAATTCGCCCTTGAGGATCTTAGCGAGCTCTAGTTTGATAGTGTCGCCACTACCGTTCCGAACAGTTCCTTCTGAGCTGATAGCAACGATCAGATAGTCGTCCAACTTCGACGCACCCTGCTCGATTGCCCCAACAACGTCCTCTCGAACGTCACCGGACAGCCACTCGTCGACCGTCGACACCTTCGGGCGAAGACCCTGCAGTTTGTTGATCGACATGGGGCGGATCTCAAGCAGAGACCCAGTCAGAAAGTTCTCAATGCCCTTCTTGGTTGACACCAACTTCTGGCGAAGAGCCCTGGAGCCCGTCGTGTTCTGAAGCGAACCCTCTGTGAGGAACTTGAAGAGTGGTCCTCGCGAGCGGGTGATGGCAGTTCGAAAGGGGGCCATGACCTCCTCTGCCTGCTTCATTGTTGGCGCTGTGGTGATCTGGTGCGTTGTGTCCGTGTCGATGTTGAGGAAATAACTCTGAATGCACTCCGCGTACATCGACTTGGCTGCGCCACGCGCAACGATCAAGTACTGCTTTCGTACGAGACGGATTTTGACTCGCTTGTGGACGAAGTGCCCCTCGCGCCCGTGCGGGTTCGGGACGTAGACCGTGCGGTCATCGAAGTAGTACCAACCGAAGATCTCTTCTGCCCACACCTTGAACGAATCGAGAAGGTGTAGATCGGTCCCATCGGTGAGGGTTAGTTCACCTTCACAATATAGCACGAAACCCTCAACGGCAAGATCGTCGTAGTAGTAGTCAGGATTGGCAATGAGACCATCGATGCGGTTCATCTCCATTGCGATCTCACGGTTTACAGGAATCTCACCGCGGAGCACTTTGTCGCGAAACCGGCCGTAGTAAATGGGCGTTGCTGTGTTCGACAGCCCCATTGCACACCTCCCTTCTTCTATTCCTTCTTCTTCTCTGCCTTGGGTACGATGAGCCCCCTCTTCGCCATTTGTTTTGTGGCGATTGCGCCGAGAAGGACTTTCGCCTGCTGCTTGCCAACGTCCGCGAGAATGTCCGCCACGAATTTCATCGCAGCATGCTGCTTGCTCGGCGGTGCCTTCGTCAACTGAGTGAACTTCCGCTCCATGTCGATTCGGTTGATCGCCTTACGCAACTCCTCGTCGGACATCGAATGGCCCGTCTTCTTACCGACGACCGTGACGGTCCTCTTGGGCGCTGTGACGATCCGCCCGCTCTTGCCGATCACGGGCTTACCCTCGGGCGCGGACGCCTTTTTGGATGAGACCTTGGCCGGCGGAGCGGATCGTCCAGCGGAGGGGCCCTGCTTCCTAACGCCCCACCTCATGCCTTTGATTCCGTGATGAACGAGAAAATCATCAACATCCAGATCATCCTGGACTAGATCCTCGCCGACCATTGTTACGTCCAGCGCAAAGCCTTCTTCGTCGACAGGGATGTCAAAGGCCATGCCTATCAGATCATCGACCGTGACTTCAGCAATATCAGCGTGGGTCACAGCCGCCTTGGCAGCCTTTGCATCCGCTTTCACGGTAGCCTTGACTCTGCGGTCCTCGGCCTTCACGATCTTCGAGGTCTGCTTTGCCAGTTTGGCGTTGACTCGAGGAACAACCGTTGCCTGAAGCGACCAATCACTATTTCTCGTGACCTGGACCTCAAGAACTCTAGACGGAGAGAACTTGTGCGTCCTGTACGCGGCAGTCTCCATCGCGCCTTCAAGAGCAACCTTGAGATCTCTCTCATAGCGACTCTTGGCTATTTTGTCCTTCTTGATGTTCATGCCCGAAGCTTTGTATTCCTTCTTCAGCTTGCGGGTCTGCTTTCTTGCCTCTCTGGCGGCGCGTTTTCCAATGAGACCGAGTTTGGGGTTCTTCTCGATCTTGGCGAGCCACTTCTTGTCGTACTCGGTGAGAAATGCTTTCCGAGCGCCGGCCCCATCGATCTTTGACAGATGTCGACGAACGCCCCAACGCATTCCCTTGACGCCCATGTGGGCAAGGAAGTCGTCGACCGAATCGATCACCAAACTGGTTCCTCCGGGTCCTCCGGAATCACTGGTGCTACCCATGGGTGCTCCACCTCCTCTCTTCGTGCGTTGATGCGCCAACCGAGTTCGTCAAGTTGACGTTCGAAAGCCGCGATCGCGTAGGACGTTGCCGGCGGATCGAAGAGGAGACGAACACTCAGGTACATGAAGGACTGCACACTGCTGAGTGTCGGCGCCAAATCGCCAAGAAAATCAATCCAAACGGCCGTGTTGTCCTCGATGATGAAGCCTTCTGTCGGCCCTATCCCGAGCTGGTGCAACTTGCTGAACGTCGAGTTGATGTGCATGATGACGTCGACGTCAAAGGCCGTGTACGCCGGATCGATGCCGAGAACTTTTTTCGTTGAGTCCAAGATGCTGTCCATCGTAATTCACCTCCTTATTGTCTTGTGTTGCGCGGGTGTCAGACCTGCGGCGCAGTCGGGCGCAAGGACGCGAGAACTACCTCGAGCGGATAGTCGTCCATCTCCTGCGTCGCTACGCCGAGGTTCGTCCAGGTCTGCCACTGCGCCATGTTGAGCACCGTGACGTGACCCGGGGCAGCGAGAACCACGGCGCCATCTGATTTGCGGCGAAAGATCCTCATGTCGTCGTCCTCCTGTTGTGGGCTTGGGGTGGGGCGGGGTTTGGGTGCTGGGTCAACGCCGTTCTTGATGGCGTTCGCTGCGTCACAGATGGCCTGAAGCCGCGGATAGAGGTACGGCCCGGGACACGCCGTAGCGGCGAACTCGCGGTGACCTCGGTAGTTGATTCGGTTGAGTGATCCGAAGTTGCGGCGTGTTGCGATGTCGGCGAGAAGTCGAGCGATCGAGATGCGTGCTGCGGTGGACACTTTCCACTCAGGCGCCCCAGTCTCATTCTGGACCTCGAAAGTGATCGACGGATTGTCCGCCGAAGAACTACCGGTGGTCCAGGGACGGAACTCCTCAGGAACTTGCCCGATGATGACGCCGTCGTTGTGGATGAGGTAGTTCACCGAAGCCCTGCGCCTAGGGTTTGCCAGACTCTGCTCGCCACCCATGGTAATGTCCGCCCAGTGGTGCTGGACAGCACGAGTGATCTTGCCTGGTCGAGGGTTCCACTTGTCGCAGTGAGGAATCGTGCCAGAGATGAGGGAAGAGAAAGTCACGTCAACTCCTTTGGTTACCAGAGACGTGTGTCGCCAGGCCGACGCTCAACAAAAAGCTTCGGCAGTAGACTTTGGTCTCCGTAGTGGATGGCGTTGTGTGTTCGATGCGTGGTGGTAATGAGGAACTCGGGCTCCAGGATCTTGTCATCGCTATGTTCGATGTCGTTGACGCTCATCGGGTTCATGTGGTGAATGATGATTCGATCATGGATCTCAAATCCATCAACGCCAAGGTCCATGCCAACGTCTCTTGCTATGACGTAGTTACGGACCTGTCTCCATTGATGTGATCGGTAGAAGTTCTGGTTCAGCCAACGGTCGTAACCGAACGTACTGCCCCCAACCTCTCCGAGCAATTTCAAGTACTCGAATCGGTCGAGGAAGGAATTGAATCTCCTCAACTCTGAATAAGTCCTAATTCTCATAGGACTCTTGCTCCGGGGTTTGGCCAGAGTAACCTCGGAAGGCGTTGATCGCGTCCTTCATGAGTTCTTCAACTCTTGCCGCCGACTCGATAGCGCTCGCACGCGAGGCTAGGAGAATGTTCTCTCGTCGGAGACGTTCTTGCTCGAGTTTCTCTCTTGTTGAACCCAACTTGAGATAGTGCGTTTGCACCTGAGCAGACGCAGTGCCATCTAGAAGTTGTCTCTCTGCTAAATCCACTGCCGCAGCGATCAGTTGGTCTTCTCGACCTTCGGGCGTGGTAGCAGGCGGTCGACGCGTCCTCGGTGCTTCTGTGTGTTTACGGCCGACCGCCATAGTTCACCTCCTTGTCGTGTAGTTAAGCGGGCACTTAACGCTGGGTCAGATCCGGGCGAGCACCGACCCGATGCTGATCCCGAGGTCGGCGTGGCCGATCTCGTTGCCGTGGATCGGGTCGTCGGCCCGGTACATGGGCGCGCTGGTGGTGTAGTCGGTCCAGCGCCAGGACTGGTCGAGCAGCGCCACGTCCTGCTCGTCGGCCACCTCGTACATCGCGCGCCAGAAGTCGGCCAACGGCGGCACGTTGCCACCCGTGGCGGGCAGCCGTGTCAGGTCGGGGGTCGGCTGGATGACGAGTAGCGCGTCGCCTGCGGCTCCGGTGCCGGTGTCCGTGTCGCCCGTGGTGCCGACGAAGCGCTGCCGTGCGACGAGGGTGGTCAGGTTCGCTTTGAAGGTGGAGACGGACCCGTGGGTCTGCCAGTCGTTGAGACCGAGCGCGATGATCGCGAGGTCAGCGCCGGGAGTGTCGATGCCCTGAGGCATCCCGCCGTTGCCCGTGCTCTCGGCGTTGGCCGTGAGGATGCTGGACAGGGAGAGCCCGCCCTGTGCGAGATTCGACACGCGCAGGGTGCCGGTCGAGAGGCGCGCTTCCAGCATGGTCAGATACGCGACGCCGGACGGGGTGCTGCGGACGCTAGCCGTCCAGTTGTCCTGCACGGGGACGACGAGTTTGGCGACACAGATGCCACCGGCGGTCGCCGGGTCGGACGACTGGACGTAGCCCGCCTCGCACGCGACGGCGGTGTACCCGCTCTGCGGCGTGACGGTCTTGCCGTAGTAGCCAGCGATCTGGAACTTGTGGGTCGTGGTGCCGTCCGTGACATCGACGAGAATGTCGCCGCCGGCGGCGAGCAGGTAGACCCAGATCTCGTCGACCATCTGGCTGCCGACCGGGTTGAGCTGCACCGACGTGAAGGGGGCAGACGCGCCCGAAAAGATTCCGACACAGTTGTAGCCGTAGATCCCGTAGATCCCGGCGCCGGTCTTCTGCAGTTCGCCCTGTCCCGACACTTCGTTCCACGTGAGGTGCGGCCAGACGGGGGACGTGGTGGGCGAGAAGTCCCACCCGCCGAACTGCTCCCACATGCCCATCAGGCCGGTGCCGCCACTGGTCAGCCCGAGGGTGCGGATTAGGTGGTCACGCATCCGTGCGGGCCAGGCCTGGACGGCTGCGGAGTCGGTGTAGGTGGCCTGCATGGTGGTGGAGTCGCCGAGCACAGAGACGTGCAGCGACCCGGCGCCACCGACCGCGCGGGCCTTCGCCTCACGAACGCGGGCGAGGGTGCGGGCGTTGAGGTTGTACGCCCCGGTGGTCGGGTCGAAGTGCGCTGCGCGGGTCGCCCACGCCGGGCCGGGGGACGGGGTATAGGTGGCACTTAACTGCGCCAACGTCTCGTCACGAAGGGCGTGAATTCCGGCAGTTGTCAAGCTTTCAATTCTAGACATGGCCTACTCCTTGCCGAATAGTGAACGAACCATCGAGGTTATCTAAGACGTCCAGGTTATCGACTACAAAATAACCGTCTGACATATGGAGCGCAATGCGCGCGTCAATGATGTCATTGATTGTTTTTTGATGTTCAATTCTTGGCGGGTAAATCGGTTCTGTGGGCATTGCGGAACCTCATTCCTTAGAAAGGCCCCGACACTGTTAAACAGAGCGCCAATCCCCTCGTGAAAAGAGCCAAGGGTGACGAATCCTTGGTGTCATTGCCAGAAACTGGCGCTCTGTTTAACAGTATCGGGACCGGTTGTGCCTACTTGGGTGGTTGTTCATCCCTCTTCTGAGACCTTCTGGATACTACCCTCGGGGTTCGATCGGGATTGCTCCCAGTTTTTGCCCCGCCGGAGGATTTTCGAGGAGGGCGGCGATGCAGAGGGGGGGGTCGAAATTGCGAGGCCCCCTCCCCCTCCCTTTCAGGAGTCAGCGGAAAGAGGCCAAGAGGCAGCAGAGACTTTACGATGCACGCCATGAACGTTTTCTTGCACAATCTCGTTCATTGCATGATCAATCTCTAATGCTTGATCACGATCGGACAGTTCATCAGAACTTCTTGTAATTCTTGCAAGCAAAGAGGACGTGCCATGCCCTGCCTGCACATCAAAGTTGTACCACTCAATGAACTGTTCAAAAGGATTGAAAGGATTGTCAACAGTAGTAAGCATGTACACTGTACGATCTGTACTATTGCTCATTGTGCTAACCTTCCTTCATAAGAGCACTACCTATTGTAGTAGCAGGTATGCCCAGTTGTGTAGAGATCTCTGCCTGTGTGTAGCCCAATGCCTGCATAGATAGGGCACGTGTTAGCATGACCTTACTCATAACAGGGTTGATGCGTGGCAGGGCCAACGCTTTGACTTTGTCTGGATCCGTATGCCTTAGGATCTCAGTAAGCCGGTTGTTAGTAATGGCGCCTGCTTGAATAGCATCCCACTCAGACTTGGTAATCTCAATCTTCTGTTTCTTGGCATCCAAGGCATTACGTGCATCTAGTAGTGCACGACCTTGAACCTTCTTGAGTTCAGAAGACGACATTCCTGGATTGTCATCTAACTTAGCCTTGACAATCGACTTGCCTACGAGTTGGGCTTGACGCTCAAGGGGGGCGTTTCTCTGGGCAGTATTTAGCTTCTGCGCCAAAGAGGCCACTTCTTTTGCATAGGCGGTCTTTGCAGAAGGACTGTATGGGGTTGATTTTATATTTAGAGTCTCCTTACGTGCAGTGTTGGCTAGGGCTTTGAGACGATTAGCGTGATCAGCATAGACTCTCTCTATGACTTTCCCGCCATTAGAAGACACAAGAGTGCGCGCATCAGGAGTCTCTGCCATCCTTGTAGACATCACTGTCTTTTTGATGGTGCGTTCTGTGACTATTCCTGTACGCTTGCTTGTAGTCCTTTTCGGGTACGTCTTTCCCGAGTACTCGTACACCTTTTCGCCTGTGACAGGGTTAATGCCTCTTGCGCCTGACAGTTGCTTTCGCTGATCAACACGCACTTCAGAAGCGGCTCTTGAGATTAGAGTTGACGCCCCGCCAGCAGAACCATCAGGTTTCGCCTGATACTTGGCTTTCAGTTCTGCAATGCCATGATCTTTGGCTGATTGCTTGTAGTTGAGCTCCTTCTTCTCAGCGTCAATCACTACCATGGAATGGCGAACAGCACGAGCAAGTTCGGCGTGTGTGGCGCCCTTGATGTTCATGTCTGTGATCAGATTTGTGATGTTACCCATTTGCTGTTGGGTGCCATCACTAGTCATGACCTTCATGCCTTCATACTTCGGGTATGCCCTCTTTGGATCAAAGTTTCTGAGCCCATCAAGAGAATCCGAAGTCTGAATAGAGTGCAACCCACGTGGCTGATTGGGAATGACCACAACGGTGTCACCGTCAAAATCAGCACCAGAGAGTTTCTCAGCAACACTTGGGTGAATGCCGACAGCAACCACAGCGTTGCCTATGATGGCTTTGATCTTCCTGCTTCGGTTGTTGACCACCAGTTCCGGAATCTCGAAGATCCCACCATGGGGGTATCGAATGAGAACGACATGCGTGCCATCTGTGTAGTTCGGCGCGTAGATCTCATCTGGCTTGAGGCTGCTGAAAGGCAGAATGACGTGCGTCTTCTGACCAGGAAGAGCGGCTGCTTTGAGATGCATGGCTGCTGAATCAGCACTGTCTGCCAATTCCTCAAGCATCTTTCTCTTGACCGCCGGATTGGTAAGCGACATGATCTCGTCAAACTGTAACTTCTTGCGCTCAAAAGTCATCGCCAATTGCTGCTTGGCTAACTCTGGCTTCTGCTTAGAAAGCATCTGAGACGCAAGATTACGAGACCACTCATCCCAATCAGCCTCATCGTTGACGATGTTTATCGCTGAGAGTTTCCTCTTTCCAGAAGCATCGATGTAGTGAGACTGCCGAACAATAGACCCAAAAGGAAGATCCTTGTCCGACTTGAGAGGCTTCAGTGCTTCGAGTTTGTTGCCTGTGTCATGCTTTGGCGTGTTGAACTCGATGTCGATGCCCGCGGGAAGGTCATCCTTGTACATGGCCATGCCCTTGATGTAGTGCGTGCCATCAACAGCAACACGAACCTGCTTGTAGAGCCCGCCGCCAAGAGACACGTCAGGAACACCAGGACGGATGAAGAGGATTCCATCTGCTTGATCGCCACCTTGTTCCTTGTAGCGAATGGCCAATCGCTTGGAACTAAAGTTGGTTGGCGTCGAGTTAATGGACTCGAAAGTACGCCCTCCATCTTCAGAATAGGACGACACCTGCTTCATCAAGTGTATCTGACTCGTGTCCTTGACAAGATCCACATAGGTTGTCCCGGGAGGTGCCAAGACCTTGATGATGGTCTTCTTACCTGTGGTCAACTGGTCTGTCTGGATCTTGTGGAAGGCGTAACCCTCTTCCTGCAGCACAGCAACTGCAGTAGCGAGTTTCTCCTTACTGATGCCCAAGTGTGTTTCCACACCAATGCCGACCTGAATCGCACCCAAGTTCTGAATGTTGTCACGCAGCATGGAGGCCGTTGTTGCAAGGATGTCGTTCTTCTCTTGCAACGCTGGGTTCAAGAGACTACGAACAGACGACTCAGGAATGCCCATCTTGGCGCCAATTGCCACATTTGAAAGCGATCGTGGAGGCTCTCTGAGTCGCAGAGCCATGGCAACATTGGCCTGACGTTGTTCTGTCTTTGCGATGGTCTTGAGCGCGCGAAGTTGGGTGGTGGTCAACTCATACGCCTTGGCAATCTCCGATTCGCTCATGCCATCTTGGTGGTGCTGTTCCACCGTGTCGATGAACATGCGATTGCGCTGGTGCGGAGTTCTTCCACTTCCCCAAGGGTACCGACCCGAACGATGGAGAACGCCGATGTGCGCAAGAAATTCCTCACTCATTACAGGTCCTCCTCTCGCATGGTGTTGATCCGCTTGTCAAACGAGATGATGCGATCCATGATGTGCAAGATCTCATCAACCTCCGGGATGCAGAGTTTGACCTCATCATTCTGATAGATCCGAAGTTCAGCCGCAATCTCACTAGGCTTGACCCGGTACTCCAGGCAGAAGAACGCCATGTACACCATCAATTGGCGCATCGAAGTGGGTGTGATCCCAGTCTTCAAGTCGCTGATACGAAGGCAGTCCTTGCGGAACGAGATCGTGTCAGCAGTGCCAAACGCGTTGGGCGAGTAGTACAGCACCTGTTCTGGCACCATACGAAATCCAATCCCATCGTTGACATACATGTTGATCGTCTTCGGAGTGCGAGGGAGTTTGACTCCCATTCGAATCAGATCACGCGCCAGATCATGGAGTGCTGTGCCGCGTTGTGCCGCCATGTTCGCGACGTAGGCCCGGTCCAGCTTCTCATCACTGTAGTTGACCCAGTGATGCTTACTAGCACTGAGAAAGGCGTGAAAGCCTTCCAACTCTGAATGCCTCGTGAAGCGCATGGAGCACATCCTGTTCGTTTTCGGGGCAGATCATCGCGGAGAAAGACATGTTGTTCATGAGAGTGATGTAGTACTCTTGGTTGGGCTGGCACACCTCGTGAATGCTTCTCTTCACTTCCAGTGTTGCCCAACGATTTTTCCAGAGCACCAACAAATCAGGCACGCCCTGCATGTACGACGAGTCATTCTTGAGAACCAAACACCCAGGAAGCATCCCACCAAGTGTGTCGATGACATGCTTCTGGAAATTGCTCTCAAGCGGCTTTCTACGCATCTGAGCCTCCGAAAAGGGAAAGACGAGTTATGGACATCTCACTCCTTCTATTACATGCCGTGTGTGCGAAACTACTGAGTATTAGTGCGGATCGAGAAACTCAAAGTGGTGCCCCATGTAACTGGTTCTCCACAAACTCTGAGCAGTCAGGAGAACTAATTCCTCCAACCCGCCGATGGCTTTTGCGCATTCCAGGCTATTCTCGTAAACAACCCCGGTTCGAACCACTCGGATTCGACGAAAATCAGTAGGCGTGGCGTGTCCTTGCTTAGTCCATCTGACTGCGAACCAACGAGGCTTCCAGACCAGGTTGCTGGCACGATTGTTATAGTGGTCCCCGTCACGATACATAGGAACGCAATCGTATGGGGCTGGATCGAAAAAAGTTGTTGCCACGAGGCGATGGACTGCCCGAGCATGGTTGCAGCCTCCTCGCCTAAGAACCACTTGCAGGATTCCATGCCCGTTGTCGTAGATTCCGAGCTGTTTTCCGGTGTCAGCATTACGAATTCGCCCTTCATCACTCACCTCATATGGAGGAAAGTCCTCTATCTTACCCCACACTTCCATCTTGCCTCCAGACTTCTCGGTCAAAAACCCACTAATTCTCGCCAAAACTCTTTGGTAAACCCACTATGAGTATTAGTCCTATACTAATACTTGATTCGATCTCTGAGAAAGTTTTTGACGATTTTAGTGGGTTTTTGACCGAGATCACGTCGCAAACCACTTTTCGGCGGCTTTTCTCTCGTTAAAGGACTTCTTCGTCCCTAGTGCTTTCAGGATCCCCGCATCTATAGGAGATCGCGAAAGCAGGAGATAGTAGTACAGATCTACGTAAGGAGTGTTAAGCCGGTCAATTCGCCCCTTTGCTTGCTCGTTGATCTTATACGAGTAATTCAGAGACCAAAACACAACCGCGTCAGTGTCAACGCAATTCCACCCCTCAGCCCCGGCAGTGTACTGGACCAGATAGACCCACTTCTCCCCTGTAGGGACTGGCTCATGCTTGTGACCGTTCCACTCAGCCGTAGGGACGCCAATGTTGGTCAACGTCCTTAGCGTTGCCAACTCGTAGTCGAAGTTGTAGAACACGATCAGGCGAGGGTGAGTCTCGTACAACTTCAGGACCGCCCCAAGCCTGGAGATGTCGTTGTTGACAACCCTCCTCATGGCTACGAACATCTGGCTGACATCCTTGAGCGGCTTCTCGTTGAACACATCCCAACGCTTCTTGGTAACTAGGTCGTACATAGCCTCGTCATACTCGACGGTGACGTGTTTGACATGGCGCACTGTGTGGCGTTCGTACGGCATCTCGACCAGTAAGCCACCGCGCAGCCTCTCGAGTTTCCTAGTGGCCACATACCGATCCACAACCGGGAACTTCCTGTACTGCTTCCAGACGACATGCTCACGTGTGAACTCTGTCTTATTCTTGTAGTACCCGTTGGCTACGAACACGGGTACATAGTCCATCCACGTGTCTCCTGGCGTGGCACTAAGGATGATCCAGCTATTGTTCTTGGCGATCTTGTAGAAGGCTTTCACCCATGCGCCAGAACCCACCAACCGCTGCTCGTCGAAGATGAAGTACGCGTCCTTAACATCCTCGTACTGTCTGATGTTGTTCCAGGAGTCAACGCGCATACTAATGCCAATCGCGTCCCTAGTCTGCGCGTCAGTAGTCAGTCCTATCTTGGCAGCCTCTTCCTCCCAGTCAAGATCATCGCGCTTCTTGGCAGTAGTGATGACATAAAGAGGGAGGGGGGTCTTTGGCGGTTCCCAGTCGCCGACACCATTTACCTTGACCAGACCATGAGCGATGTGGACGTAGAAGTAGACCAGTGCTACACGCGTCTTACCAACGCCAACGCCCCCTCGAAGGATGCATCCGTCGTGCAGTTCACGAATCGCCTTAAGTTGATGCGGCTCGAGTCCAGTCATGGCAAGGTACCTCCTTAGATGTCGCCGTTCGCCGCCTCCGGGTCAACACGACCAGGACAAAAGTAGGGGCCATAACGCAGCACGGGGCTGTCCCAAACGTGTGGCAGATGATAGCGGTGGTGTATTGTTCCCAACTCGCAACTCATCTTGGCCCAAGCGTATTGCGTTTTGCCGTCGGTCCCAACAAAACTCGGCATCACTGTCATGACGATCCTTCCTAATACTCGTAGGAAAAAAGAGAAGCCCTGTGATGGGTTCCTCCTTCTCCCGCTTATGCGGCGGGAATTTCGAGACAGATGTCTCTGTAGGTGACGAGCATGGAGAAGTGCGGCGGCGTGAAGCCGACCATCGGGTACGAAAGCTCCTCCAAGAACTGCGCATCCCCGTCGTCGAAGAACACGATGTAATTCGCGATCTCCGGGATTTCGGGGAAGTGCACAATCTCGAGGAACTCTCTGGCGTCCGGGGTCAACTTGACGATGTTGGCAACAACTTTGGTCATGGTGGTCCTTTCTGAGGGGTCTCATTAAGAGCCATGTATACTATGCGACTGTCCACTTCTTCACGAGGACTGAATCAGACCGTCGGCAGTCCGTGCACGCGGCGCCCTCTGTCCAGACGTCAATGCCACAGCGGATGCACCGGTAGTGCATGAAGCGCCAGCTATTGTCCTGAACGGGTTTGTTCTCGGGATGAAGTTCCTCTCGGGAGATGCGTGCACACGTCTTGCAGATCCCTTTCCCGCTCATAATGCGCGACCCAGGGTAGTCCGCTGCGAAAGCCCGAGAACCACGCATCGGATGGTCACAGGACACGCAGCGGGGAAGGGTGGTCACAACGTCTATGACAGTCATTTCTTGTCGAGCCATGCCAAGCACGTCAAGCACGTGGTGATCTCGGGGTATTTCGCAGTCACCACGTCAACATCGGGGTCCATGTAAGCAACGCGAGCGCCGCACAACGCATGGTTGCTATGCGCCGGGCACTGGGCGTGCACGATAGGCGTCTTACGGACAACGTCAGACACACTCATGATAGTTCCCTTCAGTAGTGGCTCGGCAAGGGTGGGCAGTTTACTTCAACGTCATACCCAGGACGTCCAGCGGTTAGGCCATCAGTTGCCGATGATCGGAATGTCGGCCCACTCGATCTCGAGGAGATCTTCCTTGATCGTGACACCCAGGGTGCCCAGGTAGGCCTTGATGCCCGACTTCTCTTGGGGGGTTCCCGCCTGGATGGCCCACATGTAGGGGTTGATGATCACGTCGGCGTTGATGATCTCCATGTAGTCCAGGGTCTCCACCTCGGACTCGCCGATCGCTCGACGCCCACGGCTGTTGATGACCCAGATCTTCGGCGGACGTACCTTGTAGCTGACGGCGACCTCGAGTTTGGCTGTCTGGTCGTCACCCTCCTCGCGTCCGTCACGCAACTTGACGTTCCAGCCGTCCCTCTTCATGGCCGCGGCCACGTCCAGAGGGATCGCGATGTTGAAGTTCCGATCGCCAGCTCGGTTATACATGTCCTCCTTGCCGGCGAAGTTGGGGAACAGGATCCGCACGTTCTTCATGACGACGGGCTGCAGTTCACTCATGGGGCACTCCTTCTTCTAGAACTTCGGCGGCGGACAAGTCAAGGTCGATGACGGCTGCCTCCAAGGCGACCTGCTCGTAGGCCTCGATCTGTTTCCTGAGATCCGACGCCACGGGCTCGATCTTCAAAGCCTCGACGAGACCCAGCTCGATGGCGCTGGAGAGCATCCCGTGGTCGCCGTTATTGTTCCTTAGGACGATTTGGAACGTGATGTCTCCACGGCTGTTGTAAAAAGCATTACCAACAGTCACGACCTCGTGGAAATCATCACGCATGAGAACAGGCAGGTGTTTCGTGACCCTCATGACTCTCCTCTGGCTAGTTACGAAAGGAAGATGGTTGCGTCGCAGAACTTGTCTAGTTGCTGCCGAGCCTCATACACGAGAGTCTCGAAGAAACTGAGATCGATGTCGTCCTGCAACTTCTGTGTCTTGACTACCTCTGCTTCCTTCCAAAGGTAGTTCTTGGCGCCGGTGGCGGAATGAAAACGCACCCCATCTTTGTCGACGCGTAGAAGAGACCCTCCACCACAATCGGGCAGAATGGGAACAAACATGCCCGCACGGCCGACGAAGTGCTTGTTGTCTCCGTCGTAGTTGAACATCGGCATTTCCACCCCAAAGTCGAGGTAAAGCGCCGTACTGACAGTCTTGGTCTCGCACATGTCTTCGAACTTGATGGGGTCGCCCGTGAAGAGCGTCTTGTAGACATATGGGTGCTGGAACTGAGCCCCAACCGCAGTCCAATCACCGGGCTTGATCTTCGAACTCGCCGCCCACGCATACTTCGCGATATAGACAGCGTCATTGACGAGGCAGAACTTCTCGTACGTTGCCTCATGCTCGAAGTCATACCCATAGCTCCTTCCGAAACCCATGACTTGCTCGATGATCTCAGGAGTTGCATTTGGGATCTTGATGGAGTCCGTCTTGATATGGGCAACAACAAAGCCCTGCTCTTCGACGAAATGCATCAAGTCAATCATGAAGAGAGCGCCCCGCTTGGCAACTATGTTGTCGATATTACGCGGATCCCGGAAGGAATTGTCGAACTTAGCGCTCGTCAGACCGTAAACGATGTTGATCACGATCTTCAGAGCGTAGGACAACGCTTCCGCTTGGGCCTCATCAGAAAGATGCCTGGAAAGTTTCCCCCCGAGCATTTTTTTGGCTTCGTCATACTGATGGTGCTTGATGGCGATGCGAGCGGCTTTCAACTGGGAGAAGTTCTTTGTGTACTCCCCAAACATGTCCAACTGCTCGATACTTGTGGGATGCATCGACGCTACGTCGAGCAACGCCACGTTCTCGTACATGCCTGGCTTTGCCCTAACGAGACCGCCTTCTCCAACGATCTCGTCCCTATACGTTGACGTCCCCATGTCGTACCTGTAGCCAGGGAACATCTCCGCAAGATGGGTATACTTGAACTTGTCCTGCGGTCGCCGGTCATCCCCGAACACGATCTTCGAGGTGTGCTGCTGCGTCGTCGAGTTGACCGACAGACCTGAGAGATCAGCAAGGATCTGCCGAGCAACAAAGTCCTGCCAGCGGTCAAGAAGCACCGCATCGGTCGCATTCACATCATTGACGCAGTAGTCCTCAACCTGCTGCCAAAGGGCCGGGTCAACCGGAAGATCCCAAGGCAACTCTGACTCCACATGTGTCAGGCCCAACTCGATCTCAAACTTCTTGAGGGACTGCTTCTTCGACGAGAAGTCGTAGATGTCAGCGTACGAGATGTTATAGGCCTGCGCAAAGTACGCGCCCGGCCCGTGGCCATTGATCAGCTTCTGGCTGAGTTCGTAGAGTTGATGGTTGGTGTAGCCCATGTACGCTGCGTACAGGATATGGTTGTCATACCTGCGGCAGTTGTACCCAATAAGTTTCAACGCAAAGAGCGTCTCTACCTGCTGAGCGGTCGGGTTGACCATGCGAACGACGGTCTTCTCGCCGCTGTACTTCCAGCAGATGATGAAGAGGTTCGGAAACACCTCCAGATCGAAGATGACCAAACGTTCGTCTTTGGGCAGGCTCTTCATGGACTCGAGAACGTTCTCCGACTTGAACTGCATCGTCTGAACGCTCTTAACACAAAGCATCGCCTGGTTACTGCTGCTGTTGGCGAACGACAGGATCCTCGACCGCAGGTCTATGAGGTCGTACTCCAACCCCGACTTGTAGGCGTCATCCAGAATCTGGTGGATGAAGTCGATCGACGGCTTGGTGCTTGGGTGGATCTCCTTTCGGAGGTTGCGCATGACGAGGTCCCGAAGAGCACGTTCACTCTTGATCGTCTCTTCAGAAATCACTTTCTTCTCCCTTACGGGTAGTCCCTCGCGAATCGTTGCCACTGGCACGGAGTTACATCTGCTAACCCGTCGTCGGAGAGAGGCATCGCCGTTGAATACCTTGATCTCGATGCCGCTATCAAAGACTCGGGCAAGATCAGAGGCATCCCCTTCATAGGTATAGTGAAGATGAATACCCGCACCGCCCTTGCTGAACTCAGCGTAGGTGGCTGGCCACGTAGAAGCTGCCTCGAGGTTTCGCTCGGAGGATTTGTTGCCATCAGCGTCCTTAAGGTCGAAGTCAATGATGATGTGGTTCGTAGGAACCTTGACGTAGTGCTCCCTCGACGTGTCGAGATCCGCCAACGTGGTGGTGACGTACTCCCACTTCTTGGTCGGCGTCCCTTCGGCATTGGAGTACTGTGCAGGTTGGGCGCTCAAGAGGTCGTCCATCAGGGACTCGGTGTCATCCATGACAAGAGAGAATGTGCGTGCATCCTCTCCGACCTTCACCTTGAAACGCTCGGCCTTGAACCCCGAGTACCAACTGCGCACTCGGATGCCGTCAACCTCGAATCGCTCGTCGAAGCCGCTGAAGTAGTTCTTGAGTTCGTCCCTGAACTTGTGACGTGCCAGGCGGTACTCGATGTTGGACTCATCGCAGAACACCTTGTAGAGCTCGTAGGCCTGAGACAGGGTCGTCCCATCCTGCGACTGAAAGGTGATGTACGTGTCCTCGATGAAGTTGAAGAATATGTCTGTCTGCAACATCATCTCTACCGGCTTGTACCCCGCGTAGTAGTTCTTACCCATCGCGAGATATGTGTTCAGGCAGTGCTGGGCAATCGCGCCGAGTTCGAACGACATTTGTGAAACATATGCCGCGTACTTACGAGGCGAATGTGTCTTACCTGTCGGACGGACATCGATCAGGCGCCGGATGATTCCCGACTTACCATCCGAGATCTTGACAGGCTTGTTCGTACCCATGAGAAGCATTGCATTGCTGCGAGCCGTGTATGACGGCCTGTACTTCTCATTCATCGTCATCTCCTCGTGAGAGATGATCGAGTTGAGCTTGGTGTTGTCCTCGATTTTGCTGAGGTCCCCGTCATGTTGGATCGCAACCAGGGGATTGGACTTGAACGCCTCCGTGGCGAATGCGTTGCTAGTCCCAGTCAGAGCCTTAGCCTCAAAGGCGGTGTAGTACCCGTCGAAGAGTGCCTGCACGAGGTTGAGCCAGGTGGATTTGCCTGTCCCGCCCTCGCCGTACAGCACGAAGAACTTCTGGATGTAGCGTGCGTCCCCGGCGATGATGGAGCCAATGGCCCACTCCAACTTCTCCAGTTCCTCAGGTGCATACAGAAGTTCAAACATCCCTTTGTACGCACTGATGTCTCCGCCTTCAAGGGCGTACGGAAGTCGACGACTAACGAAGTCGCTCTTCTTCACTGCCGAGTTGGCGAAGGTGAGGTGCTCGTCCAGCTGGGAATTGGCATCGGACAGGTGCCCCACGTAGTTCCGGAACTGCAGCCAACTGTTGCTGCTGAATTGCCCCATCAACTTGAGCGTGATGGGCCCGTCATTCTCCTTTTGGTATTCGAAGAGGTCGTCGTCAATGAGCCGCTGAACATCGTACTCGTCAGTGGACCACAGACCCTTTTCTTCGTCCCAGATTGCGTAGAACGACCGGCCTCGAACCATGAGGTCCTTCGATCGGATGACTTTGAAGTCTGGAAAGACCTCAAGGACCCCGTTCTTGTTGGCCTGTCGCTCAGCAATTCGATAGAAATCCAAGGTTACCTCCTCCCTACGCTAGTACTGGTTGTTTTCCAACAGGTACGCGGACATTTGGTACCAGAGTTCCACCTTTCGTTGATCCTCCGTAGCAGCCCGGAGAGGGAACACCCCTCCGATACCCGTTGGAGAATACGTTCGAAAGACGAAGGTGTCTAACGCCCTGGTTATCCTACTGGCGCAATACTTGTGCCACGCTGCGTCGTTGTACTCGTCGAAATTCAGGTTGTTGAGGAATTGCCAGATCCACTCGCCGGGCTCCCTAGAAGTCTCGAAGGAAGCCCGGCCTGCTAGAGCGACTAACATCTCCAGCACTGAGCACCCAAGGCCTAGCCAGTTGGCGTCGACCCCGTCGGTCCCCTGCTCGTCGATGAAATCGCGTCGGAGTTCTTTACCATCCTCCACACGGTTATCATCGTTCGGAACGAACCAGACAAACTCCCGAGAGTAGAGTTGCCTGAACAAGTTCCAGTATGAGTGAGCAGGGTTCCTGTTGCTTACCGCTCCGAATTTGGCATACAACCATTCGAAGTAGCGGTCATCAATCGTGCCGGGCACTACTCGTCCTGAGAGCCCCGGCTTTTACGTCCACGCCGCTCCATGACCGGGCCGGCGTCGAGACCCATGACAGTCTCACGGTAGGACCCCTCTTCGATGGCGATCTCGAAGTCAGCCTGGAGCCGGTTGTTGCGGACGTGAATCACTGTGTCGCCGCCATTACCATCGGTGTCGAACCCGTCGAGGTTACGAATCCCGATCGAACTCTCGACATCCTCGACGACGCGATCCTGCTCGTCAGCGACAACCCCATCGACCGGGTAGTACGACAAGGATATCTTGGTGTAGTTCTCCTTGTCGTACCCGAACTCCTCCTCAGAGATGACGTAGGGCTCGGGGTCCTCCATGTTCGGAGTGACGCCCTCGACCTCCTCCCGCAGAGCATCGAGACGCGCCTCAGCCATTCCGTCCTCGGCGTCGAGGTCCTCGTTCCTGTACCGATCGAATATGGTTCTTCCGGACGGCACAGCAGAGTCCTCGTGAAGCGCGTAGCCCTGGGACTGGACGTGCTCGTTGAGCTTCTCGAGCATACCAGGATCGACCTCTGCAGCAGCACGTGCACGACGCCTAGCGAGTTCGTGTTCCGGAGAATCCATGCTTTCGGGACGCTCTGTGTCCTCAGCGAAGTTGACGGGGTTCTGCCACTCCCCGATCTTGTAGAGGCGCTTGAGACGGTCTTCCATCTCCGCCATCTGCTTGTCGGCGTCGATCCAGGCCCTCTCACGGCCCTTCGACTCCCCGATCTTGAAGCCAACGAGCATCACCCCTGAGACGGCGGCGCCGATGGCTGCCCCGCAGAGGGCCCTGATGAGTACGATGTTCATGAGTTACCTCTCCTTTCATTGGGCTGGGCGTGGTGCTGCATCCCCTTGCGGAAGGAAACGAGCTCTGGGGCGATGAACGGCCGCTGAGTCAGGTGCGGCTTGGGGACGAACGCGGGCTTCTTGACCCACGCCCTGAGCGAAGCGACGGCCTCAGCAGCGCTGACGATCTCCATCTCAAGGATCTTGGCGTCGAGGTACCCCTTTGGGGGGCAGGGCTTCGGTGCGTCCATCAGGTGTCCTCTCCGATCATGGTGTAGACAACGCCGGCGACGTTGAAGTCGAGAAGGTAGGTCTGTTCCGAGGCATTCAAATGGTCCTCGGGCGAGGCCTCCAACTCATAAACACCGAAGTCCACGAAGTCGTCTCCGTGCCCCTTCGCCCAACCGACAACCGCACCAGTGGAGGTCTTCTCGAACCCGAGGGCGTGGAGAACGTCGTTGAGCAAGAGCCAACCCTGACGCTGGAACTTCTGGTTGGCGTACTCCTGCTGTGCCGTGAGGAACATGTGGTTGTAGTCGGAGTTGCGTTCCCAGTTCGGGTTGCCATGCTCGAACATCCGAGCATACGGCCTCCGCTTGGACGGGTCGATCTCGGCGATGTTCTTGACTGCAACGGTGTCGCCACGATCCTCCGTCGTGTCGTAGCGAATCTCCTTCTCCCGCACCTCGCCGATCTCCTTGGCAACCGCCTTGCGGTAGTTGTCGAAGGCCTTCTCGGTGAGTGTGAGCGCGCCGGCGAGAGCCGCGTTCCGCTTGAGCAGGATGCCGTGACCCCCAGCAATAGCCCCGATGGAGACGACCCCAACGACGACTGCCGGCCCGTAGAGAACCGTGAGGTCCCACGCGGTGTGGAGGATGACCTTGGCCTTCTGGCGGCTGATCTCACTCTGGGAGAAGACGTAGCCACCCTTGGACGTAGTGAGTTGCTTGTCCTCCTCGACGATGTCCAGGCTGAGGTTCGCCTCCTCGATGACGTCCTTGACCTTGAGAGTTGCCCGGCAGGCCATGACGGTTGCCGTGACGACGCCGGCAATCCCGACGACGGTGAGGACTGTGGGGCTGACGGTCTTCAGTTTGAAGAGCGCCGTGTAGACTGGCTGGAGGTTCATCGTTTGACCTTTCGATTTTGCAAGAAGGAAGCGCGCGGGGGTACTACTTCAGTTGGATGGGTTGCGGGAACTGGATCAGGTAGCCCCCACGAACGTGCATGATCTGGGCGTCCCTGAGGTCGTTCCAACCCCAGTTGCGATCGGTGTACTCGCTGGTGAAGCCGACAGCATCATAGAAGTCGGCGACGGTGGCGACGTCGTACATGTCGACCATCTGTGTCAGCGTGTCCAGGACGATCGCTGCCTCCTGGCGGTTGTCGATGACGCACTCACGGAAGTCATGGGTCTGCCGACTGCGCCGACTCATCTGCTGCTGCGCCTGCTGTTGCTGTCCCCACGGAGCCGTGGACTGCGGGGCGCGGTTGTACGGGGTGTACGGCCCGTACGAAGACCCCGGACGGTAGCCCTGGCGCTGAACGCCCCCGTTGCCGAAGGTACGCTCGACGGTCGTGGTGAGCGTGTCGACGATCAGGTTGTTGACCGACGGAAGCAGGACGTCCGTGAAGACCGTCTTGATCACGCTGCCGGCGTCCTCGATCGTGAACATGCTACGGAAGCGTTGCCAGGCGCTCTTCTTGTGCTCGACGACTGTGCCCGTCACGACCTTCTTGATCGCGGGGCGCTCGACGACGGGCTTCTCGATCTTCTTCTGCGCGTGCGCGTTGCTCGGGAACTCACCGGCACCGGGAAGTGGTGTGGTAGCCATTGCCAAATTCCTTTCGAAGAAAAACAGAAGGCCCGATTAAGGGCCCCCTGTTGTGATCAGTTGAGGTTGAAGGCTTTCAGCGTGGGCGTGTCGTCCTTGACGGCTCCAACAAGCACGTCGAACGTCTCACCGGCGTACTTGGCTGCGAGGCTGCCGCCAGCCATCATCAGGCCGAAGCGCCCCATGTGCTGGCAGATCCGGATGGGGAGTCTGCTGTGCATGGGAACGATACTGCGGATGATGTTGCTGACGGCGATCTCGGCGCCGACGTCGGTGGAGAACGTGACGATGTGTCGGGCGATCTTGAGCTTGTTCATGGCGATTCCTTTCAAGAGGTGTCTGGTCGTTATAGGCCATGTGTTTGGTGCGACGGACGGTGGGGGCATTGCACTTGGCGGAAGTGCATGCTGTCGTTTAAGGCTAGGCGTCACATAGTTTTTCGCCAGCCCCCGAGAGAATGCTAGACGATCTTGCCGGCGCCCTCGATGAATGCCAGACGATCGGCCTGGCTCAACGCCGTGAAGTCGACGAGCGACAGTTCCGTCTGCATGGGGACGTCCTTGACGACCGAGAACACCGGCTCGGCCTTCTTCAGGTGGTCCTGCGGAACGAGCCGGGGACGCGGGCCCCCGAGGTTACCCGGCTCGTGTCCGTCGTCCGGCGCCTTGATCATCGCCTGCTTGGCCTGCTCAGCCTTGCCCGCCTCCATCATGCCCTCCGGCATGAGGCCGTTGAAGAAATCGGCTGCGCGATCCGGGTTCTTGAACAGGTCCATGAAGATGATCGAGAACGCCTCGGTGTGCGAGAACGCCTCGGTGTCATCCCGCTTCTTGGAGAACTTCCGGCTGACCTCGCCGCGCTCGCCGTAGGCCGAGAGGACGAACTCCTTGATGACGGAGAGGATCAGCTGCGGGTCCTTCGAATCGACGAGGACCTGCATGGACTCCGCGTAGCCGCCGGCACGGCTGACCTGGAGCTCGAGGATCTCGGCCTCGGTCAGGTTGAAGTAGAAGTTCTCGGTGCACGAGACGTTGTCGCAGTCCTTGTAGGTGACGGTCTTCTTGAGCATGTGAGGTCCTTTGTTT